GTACATGTTTAAGTATTAGTTTGGTAATCGACTATCTTTAATTACCACTAAATCAAATGTAATTAGGTCGCCGTCGGCAACTTCCCAGTGCCATTGCGGTTGATTGTTCAAGTCAACTCGATTGTCTGCTTGCAGTATTCCGTTAATTTTAACGTTTCGCTTGGTTTCGAATAATATCGGAGGTGCATCATTGATATTACTTGTGCTTTGCAAATGTATAGCATTTGCAGTTGCCCAGTCTGCATCAGTTTGTATAGGTGTCCCTGCATAATATCGTGTTAATATGTCTGGCGGGGTAATTGCAATCATTGCAGGATAATCAATTGTATCAACAATTAAAGATGTCATTGCATCGTATGCTGTTAAGTCGGTATCTGTATATGATATACCCCCTACGGTTACACTACCAAACGATACTCCAATTTCTACCGGATAGTTTCCAGCTGGGACCGACGTAACTGTAAATTCAGCAATCGGATTCCCCATTGGGTCAACTGATGGATCAGAAAACGTAGCAAGATCTTCTGGGGGGGCAACACGGTAATCTAATACCGGTCCAGTGTAAACTGATTGGCCGTTAAAGCTAATGTTCACTTCTGGAATTGATTGTGCATTTTGTGTCCAACCTAATCCATAAATTCTAAATGTGCGTGATGGCATACTATATCCTCGTTATTTATATTACTTTTATTTATCAATCTTTACGTTCAATATCAGTTTCGTCACATGATGTACCATATTGTATTTCGATAATACGAAGTGGATCATCGGTATTGTTCGATAGCTGATGCCAACTATCACCGTTAATTGTATAGCTTGCAAATCTCGCCAGTGTAGTACTGCGCCGGCTATTTGTATCTTCGTCAATATAAGATACCGTTGCTACTCCTTCTGATACAAACCAGTATTCCGATCGTTTAAAATGTCGCTGCATCGATAACGATTTACCCGGTTCTACAGTAAGCTCTTTTAGCTTTACATTACTATTCGGTTCATGCAAGATTCGATAATATCCCCATTGACGAAGTGTTTTTGTATTCTGTCGAGATAATGCCCATGCTTGTAATAACTTACTCGAGCTATTTAATTTGTTACTGCCACCAACCCCATATAATACTTTTATTCCTAGATCAAGACAAATATTATGCTCAGGTGTATTACTAGCAGTTCTATCACCACCGTTTGCAAATGCAATAGTACTATTAGGATAATCTGCTACAATATTCTTAATTGTCTTTATTACAGTATCGTCATCGTCTTGCGCATAATATACTTTTGCCACATTCTTTAGTGCAGACGCAACTGATATCCTATCACGTGCAGGTAAAAATACCTCTCCTTTTTTACGTCTGAGCCATTCATCACTGTTAACAATAACAATCACATTCTTAGCATGTGTTGCTGCATCATTAATTAGCGAAATATGACCGCTATGTATCGGGTCAAAGCCAGCTGATACAATAGCATAATCTATCATAATGCAATATCCTCCATGCCCACCGACCGTAACTTAACTACATGCCCCGACATCCACTGTTTGCTTTCGAGCCCCTTCATAATACCTAGCCATGTATTTCGCACAAGTGCAACTTCATTTATTAAAATTTCATAATTTACAACTTCATCTTCGCCATCGACATATTTTTCTGCATCTCTACTAGATAGTGCGCGTGCATAGCCTTCAATGTATAGTTTAAACCATTTGCGGCGAATTTTGCGCAATTGTATATTCATGTAATTTAGTACTGCTTCTACTTCTTGTAGCTGATTAAATCTATGCTCGGTTATACCCGGCAGTGCTGAAATATTTTTTTCAACACTACCGATTAATTTAACCTCGGCTTTTGCATGGGCTATTTCATTATTATGGTATGCAATAAAATCAGCTACATTTGCAATATCACGTACTACATCAGCATATTTTGCCATTATTAATAGTTATCTTCAAATTCTAGTTCGTCAACTTCTTCGTCGTCATCTTCTTCTGCATCTTCTAATGTGTTATATGCATCTTTTAGTACAGAGTCCAACGAAATTAGTTCTTGCAATTCGTCTCCGACAATTTCGTGTTCTGCCAGTAGCACAATTACATCAGTTGCAGCATCTTCTACACCATTGTTGCCTAAGTAAGGCTTTAGTGTGTTCCACATTTCAATAATAATATCTTCCATTTTTATCCTTTAATATTTTAACTATTTATCCAGCGTCTGTGTCTTTTAGTATTTCGCCTGTTTCTAAATCAACGTTATCTGGTACAATATCCGGTTCTGTCCACTCGTCCATAATAATCTGTAAACGTTCTGGTGTCCAATTTTTACGGAATTCTTTAATTTCTTCACCGGTTATTTTAGAGGTATATGCTAATCTATTACCCGATTTAACTACTATGCCCTGCGCTTCAAATAAATCAAGCAATCCACTTGTCGGTGCCATTCCTGTTTCATATGGAATTTTAACTTGTACTGACTCAAACGGTTTTGCATACCGTGTTTTCATTACTTTACAGGCGGATCTAATACCTCGCACTTGTGTAATTTTGTTTCCGCTTTCATCTTCTTTTAGTTTAAGTTTACGCATAGCAATAACAATAGACGATGCATAAATAAATCCTTGTCCACCGCTGATTTTGTCGTCGGGGTCAAACATATCTTGCGATGCATACGTATGATTAGTTGCTACTAATCCTACATTATGTGCTCCAAACATATTTACTGTGTTGCGTACCAGCGAGGTTAATGCTTTTGGCTTGCGACCCATATCACCTTTCATATCACCTTTTTCAAACTGTGTTACATCAGTTGGTGTAAGTAACATGCCAAGACTATCAACTACAAATAGTACTTTTGGTGCTTCTTCTGGATCAAGTTGTTTGTAATCTGTCATAAATGTGCTAATTGTTTTTGCAACATCGTCGACCATTGCCATATTAAGCTTCAATAATTTATCCTCCGATGTATCTACACCAAGTGCATTGAGCCATGCTTCATCTAACGCATTTTCGCTATCGATTAAAATAACAAATATATCTTGTTCTTGTGCTGCTTTTACAATATTGCCCGATGCGAAGTAGGATTTCCCTGATCCCGATTCACCTGCAAATACTGTTACTTTACCCAACGGTATGCCTTTGTTAAAATCACCCGAAATTAGATAGTTTAGTGCGTAGTTGCCCGTACTAACCCAATCCGTCGGGTCGTTATACCCTACACTCATACCATCGATACTTTTTGTAATATCTTTTCTAAATTTTGACACGTCGAACGGTTTTGACATTATATTCTCCTTAAATTTCTTTAACCCACTTAATTTTACCACTGTCCCAGATACGATCGTATCCAAGCTCTTTCATTAGTTCCCATTCAGTGCTGCGTGTTGTATCAACTCCGAATTTCTTTGCTATTTTACTCTTCATATATTTTTGTCTGTTTTCCCGGTTAGCATACGTTCGTGTATACCAGTATGCAGGCCCAAGTACTGCTTCGTTTGTAAAGCCACTTGCCTTGTACACATTCCCATTTGAATGTCCATTGTTACTAAATGATACTATTTTACCTGTATAATTTAATTCGGCTATCATATGTTTCATCATTTTACTAAATAACCCAGGATAACTTGCATTTGTATCACATGCAAACCGTGTTATTTCTAGATATTGCTTTCGTTGAATCCAACTAAACACTGCTACCAACTTATCATTATAATATGCACCGATTGTTTTATTTCGGGCTTTTGACGAGCCTTGTATATGGTGTTTATTTAGAAATTCTGCTTCTGTTGTATACTCTATATTAGTTAGTTTACACTGCCTTGCACCAACAATACATTTGTTGTTGTGTATTATATACTGAATTTTTGCTTTAATGGCATCGATGTTATTTGTTATCTCATCTTCAAAGTACTGATATAAATCAATGTCTTGCTCTTTACACATTTTCCACTTAGCAAAGTGATAATTTTTATCTTTTTTCCCTGCAATTTCACTATGCCAATACAACCCGTTTACTTCAATTGCCGCACTATAGTCAGGCAAGTAAAAGTCAAGCTCTAACGGTTTTATTAGTGTCCTGTTTGCTTGTTCATATCGAACATTGCACTGATCTAATATAGTTTTTACTGATTCTTCTATAGCTGATAGCGACTTGGTTATCAACGAATGTGCATTATATAATTGTACGTATTTACGCACTGTATTTTTATCAACTTGTAAACACTGTGCAATATACGGAATAGATTTTCCTTTGCAGTATTTTTTAAATTCGCTTTTATGTAACAAAATATATGCTGTTTCTTTAGCCATCACAGCATAGTTAAAATTTGTCACACTATACTTTTCTTGCATTGTACGTTGTGTTCTTTCTTTTACTTCTTGTGTTGCCGCAGAAATAACACCGTTATGATTAGCTATATTACTTTGTTTGCACCGATCTTTTACTTGTTGGTTTTGCATCGGATGCGTAGTTCCGTACTTTTCCATTGATGTTTGCTTAGCTTTAACTCGCGATTCATGTATTTGCGAAGTATATTTTACCCCATGCTTCAGCAATGTACTAGCTTCTGCTTTAGTTTTCACTTGTTGGTTCTGCATCGGATGCGAAGTTCCGTACTTTTCCATTGATGTTTGCTTAGCTTTATTAACCGACGATTCACTATTACACTGACAATTTTTCCGTGTTCCGCAATACGAAAAGCCTTGCGAAAACCATGTAAATTTCTTCAGGTTATTATGCTGACATACAGGATCATAATCGTTAAGAAAAATGTACACAGCGCCTTGAATAGATGTGCTATATTTTTCAGCAATCGTATCGAAAAATGCTAGCCATTCTTTATTCTTTTTTACTGTGTATATCCACGACCGCGGATGTTTATTGATTAGTTGCCGGATTTCTGCTTTCACAGTATCTTGTATAATTTTGTCATAGTATAATATCCTATCTTATTAAAAATTGTGCAGGGCTAACTATGAGCTAACCCTGCACAGCGTAGTATACTACGACTGACGTGAGCGAATCATAGCAAGAATATCTTGCGCTTTATCGCTTGTATTAGTCGCTGGTGTATCAGTAGCCGGTGCCGCTGTATTAGTTGCTGGAGCTGCTGTATTAGTTGCCGGAGCTGCTGTATTAGTTGCTGGAGCTGCTGTATTAGATGGAGCACTTACACCTGGTGGACGGAAGTATTGCGACCAACGTTCTGCATCATACGGTTGACCGTCTACACTTGCTTCGAACATTTCTTTCATTACATTTAGTTCTACTGCACCTGGTTGCTTAGGCAGAAATGTTTTTAAGTCATGTAAACCGTGCTCGTCAATTGCTGTTGCTTCATCTTCTGTTAACGAAGTTGTTTTTCGTGCCCAGGCCGATGTGCTATAATCAGCATAGCCGCCGTTTTGTGTTTTTACAATTTTAAAATCTAAACCATTCGTGTAGTCTGTCGGTAAATCTTCTAATTCTGGATCCATAAGTGCCGATTTAACAATATTAAACACTTGCGGACTAATCATAAATCTACGAATAGGATTTTCTGGTGCTTCTTCGTTCATT